TAGTCTTGTTTTAATACTACTATCATTAGAAACTACTGCTTTAGTTTTTGTTGTTTTAGTTTTTGTTGCCATTTTATTTACCCTTATGTATTGTATTAGCGAGCTTATTTGCCATAAACTCTTTCCAGTTATTAAATTCTATGAATCTTTGATGCTTTATCCCCAGTGCTTCCTTCCACTTTTTCTGACATACCTTGCATATTCTTTGCATTTTTATATTTTACCTCCTTGAGCCACTCCATAAACTCATCTCTTTTGTTTAAAAACTCTATTAAATCAGCTACTGTTTGACCAATAGTATTAATTGCATGGTCATATTTATTTTCAACAGCACTCATATAGTTTATAAGTTGCTTATTAGTAATCTTCTTTTCTTTAGGCATTTCTTTTTCTCCAGTATTTGTTTCGTATTTTACGTTTTAACTTACTATCAGTCTTTCTATACTTTCTTAATACCCATTGATTGTTTATCTTAAATGTATAAAAATCTTTTTCTTCCCATTGCAATCTATTGTATTTAGCCTTAGGATATGGCCTAGGATTATTAATATTCCATTGTTCATCTATTGCTGTTAATAGAAACAATAATATATATCCCTTAATTACCATAGCTTAAACTTTTTTCTTTGATTTTTACGCCATTCTTCGTGTTCTTTAGCTGTTCTAGGCTTACGTCCTAGTTTCTTACGTTTAGCTTCTACAGCTTTCTTTAAATTATCAGGGTTAGTATTAAATCCACCCTTTTTATGATACATCTTTTTTGATTTCATTTAAATATCCTCAATACTTCTAATAATAATGGATGGTCGCAATAATAATTACAACCTTTGTTATATATATTATCAGGTATTTCTTTAGGTTCTTTGTTCTCATTATACTTAAACCAACTACAAGTATTATCTATTCTATATTTACATTCTTTACAAGTCAATTTGGACATATATAACATTATCATGAGCAGCAATAACTTTATAACCATAATAAAGATTCGCCTTCAAAGCTTCAGTAGCATTTAATGTATCAATGTAAACTGAACCTCTCATTTTATTACATCCTAATTTCTTTGCAGTATTTTTAGCTTGATTAAATAACTTTATAGCACTACTTTTCTTCTTTCTAACCGACTCAGATACAAAAAAATCATTAATAAAAAATATATTATCTTTCTTTTCTTGTATAACTTTAGCTGTCAGAAATCCGTCTTCAGTAACAAGAGTTTCACAACCTTCTCTTTCTTTCATGTATTCAGCAAATAAATCCATCTCGTTAAATTATGCAAGTTATTATAATTAATCCTAATATTATTTAAAAAAAAGAGGCTAGAGATTTCTCCCTAGCCCCTCACTTAACTAACTTATGCTGCTATTGAAAGCAGATTATCCGTCACATAAGCATTGTGTTGGAATGAAGCAACAGTTGGTTTCTTTTCATGCCACAGCACATCAGTACATGCATTATAGAAATCCCACATATTATTAGCAGGAGATTCAGTACTTTCATCTGTTACATAATTATTAAGATACCTATCTGTTATTTTACCAAATGTAGTTGTAGGTAATGCAGGTATAGCTTTTCTTACATTCTTTAATTCATGTAAGTTAAGCTTAGTATTAGTCATAGCTCTAAAATTCTTAGCTATCTTTTCTACACTATCACCACAACCATTTATTATGTCAACTACTTGCATCATTTCATCTTCATAACCCTCACTTGTGTGGTCATGTCTAAATCTATATGAATTGAAGTGGTCATTAGTCATCATACCATTAGTACATACTAATCGCATTAAGAATAACTTCATCTTTAATGCAGTGCTGCCATCATAACTATTCCAAAAACCAAGACCTAATGCTACATCATCATCTTTAGCTATTTCAACTTTATGAGTTTGTGATACTAAGCCATAGAAATATCTTCTACCATCAAAGAACTCTTTAGCTGGAGCAAACTCTGCATTACAGTTATCTGCTATAGTATTAGCCATTTCTTTTACATCACTATTAGGTATTAATAAATACTTCTGTCCTACTACGCCACATTCTACCCAGTCTTCTCTGCCTGTACCATCTTTATTATTCTTTACTTCTTTTCTTTGGACAGCAAAAGCTGAGGATGTAATCCCCTGATAATCTAAGGGGACTTTTCTTATTTCGTTATATGGATACATAATTACTCCTTTTTGTCAATATTAACGCCATTAATTTTAAGCGTTGTGTTAAGAGAGCCTCGCTCTCTGTTAGCTTCTGTCTTAATTTGCATACCAAATGCATCACCGTTAGGCTTTTTAGCTACTGTAAGTGATAATATTTTACTTGCATTATATGCGATACGAAACGAACCACGAACAGATGATATATTCATACCTTCTGACATAGCTTGTTTAGTAATTTCTGATACTGCAAATACTATTATATTATTCTTAATAGCAACTTCAGTTAATGCACCAGCAATTTCTTCCATCTTCATATTTAAATCTCTATGCTTAGAAGGCATTAGACCCATATGGTCGATGACTACAATTTCTGGCTTAACAGGTAACATACTTATCTTTTTAGCTAGTTCTACAGCATAACAAGGAGCATAATCTACATACAACCATTTAAACTTATCGCTAAAACTATTTAAAGCACCGTTAGCATAATGTTCACGTAGTTGTTCTTCATTCCATCTTTGTTCTATCTGTATAAATCTAGACCATATCTGTCTTGGAGACATTTCCATCTCTAGAAAATAAGTAGGTTTCTTTAATGCATTTACCCAGTTTTGTAACAACATAGTCTTCATAGATTTAGGTGGTGCTTGTATAACAACAAGCTCGCCAGGATATATAGGAAAATCTACACCATATAGTTCTCCTAAATTAACAGGCTTTACATCTCCACTTAAAAAGCTAACAAGACTAGCTTCCATATCATTAGCAGTCATTAGGCTTTGTGATTTCTTTGATTGATATAATTTGCATGAAGGTTTACAAAAACTATCCATAACATTATCCATGCAACCATATCTATAACCTTGACCACCATGACCTTTATAGCAATCAGTAACAATTCTATCCATCTCTGATTTCTTAAATGGATGGTCATCACTACTAACTCTATTACGCCAATCTTCCATTATTATTCTAACTGTATGTTCAGGATAACGCCATCGCAGCCACGCAGCTATACGCAATGCAACTGCATGTCTATTACCGAATGATGTTCCTTGCAACATTGTAGATATACATGGATGATTTACTGGGTCTGGATTTTGTCCCATATTAGATTTGTAGACTTTAGTTTCTTTCTTTTTATTTCTAGCCATACAATCAAAGACAGGATTAGCTGCCTCTAATATAGGGATTGTAACATCTCTTCTTGGACGTTGAGCTAACTCTTGAATATCAAGTGCATTATATGCATCCAACTCTCCCTTTTTCAAGAATACTTTCCATAATTTTGACTTAGTATTTAATGTATTATTAAGTCTGATTATTCTAGTTTTATCTGTGACGGATGGGTCAGCATATGCAAATATGCCATGTTTGTTAAGCTCATCTTTAACTCTTAAATGCAAATCTTCACTAGGTTCATATCTAAAAGCTGTACTTGGGATGCCAAGATGAAAACCTCTACCACTAAAATAAGTATTATATGGAACATTCTTTTCTTCTAATAATTTACTTAGACTTAGTGCTTTCATTCTTGCTGTAGCAATATCTGTACCATCTACATCTAACAAAAATTCATCTGGCATATATATTTTACCATTAAATCCTGATAGAGATTTATGTTTATTAAAATATTCTACTACATCTTTATCGTATCCAAAAAGAGAAACAAATGTATCTCGTGCTACATAATACCATAGTGATGCTTTATCTGTTGTATCAAAATGGTGTCTATCGGCAAAGCCGAAAGCATATTCTCTTATCATTATATTTCTCCTTTAGGTTAAAATGGGGACTCACATATTCCTTTGCCTAATCAGACGAGTTCCAAACTTAATTGGACGAGTTCTGTAGTAGGACTTATTTACCCTGACAGGGCATCTGTAAGATTATCGTAGTCAGGAGGACCAGTTATTGTCCCCATTTATAGGGTTAGTTTAGAATGGTGAAGCTTCAGCTGTTGTAGCTGTCTTAGGCTTTCTACCTTCTAAGTATTTTTCTGCAGCTGTTTTAATATTAGCTATACGGTCTTCTGTATAATTATCAACAGCATTTTGGAAAGGAGCAGCAGGTGCTACCTTTTGACATACTTCTGCATATCCATTTTCATTCTTATAAAACAGTACTTGTAGCTTTTTACCTTTTAATCCATCAGGTGTATCATCTACTGAAACTGTTTTCTTTCCATCATCGCTAGTACCTTCTTCTAAAATAGTAGGATTAGCACTTCTAACCATATTAGATACACTAAATTCTACACCATCTTGGCCTCTAGCTTCCCATATTCTACATTTAAGTGTTTCAGGATAATCTTCAAACCATAAATCTACAAAACCTGAACCATTAAAGTCTCCACGTTTTGCTTGACTTATTGTTACATTCTTCCAACCTTCACCAAATGAACTTCCTGTACTTTCTGTTATAGTAATTGCCATTACTTATTCTCCTTGTGTTTTATTATTTATTAATGTTTTACAACTAAGTGTTTTACCACTACCAGGTTCTCCTATAATAAGAATCTTTGCTGAATCCCAGCCTTTCTTCTTTATTACATCAAGTATTACCTGATAATCTTGTGGCATTTCAGGTTCTAGCATTTGACTTTTGCATGACAATAGTGTTCATCACGTGCTGTAACCCAGACGTACTCTCGTTCGCCTTTCTTATTTTTCTTAACTTTAGTATATAATACAAAATCAAACCATTTACCAACATCTACTTTAGTAGAACCTTCGATATATGGCATCATTCGCAATACACCATTTTCATTGTCTTGTTCTGCTTTAGAATGACAATTAACTATTAAACTACATGGTATAGAGTTAGTAAAAGCAAAGAAACTATCTAGTTTATCTTTTAATTTACCCCATTGTTGTAGTTTTAACGCATCTTGTGAGCCTTTTAACTCCCTTGCGTACTTTTTAGCCATCTCACTAGCTGTGTCAATAACCATACATTCTACTTTATGGCCATCTTTAGGCACAACTTTTAAAGATGTCTGATTTACTTTAACACCATCTATATCTACAACCGATTCAACTCTTTCACGAGTCCATAGCTGTGCTATAAATGATGAAAAGTCTGAGAATGTATTAAATTCAAGTGGAGCATATCCAAACATTTGTTTAATACTATCTCTACTTCCTAGTGATTTATAACCATTTTCTAGGTCAACATATAGTGTTTTCATACGTTATATTTCCTTTTTATTTGATTTTTTAGTAAGTCTTAAATTTACAATAACTTATATAATAATAAAAGAAATATTA